CTTGTAAGACTTAACTCCCACACTATTCATGTTGGTAGCACCCGCTGCTGGCTGTGTTGTGTTTAGAGGGTTGTAGTGAGCAGTGTTATGCCACTGTCCGCCTTCATACGCCATCCAGGTTGTCATGGCTTGAACGTTAGCTGTAGTTACAGGCTTTCCTAGTTTTTGAAGAAATGTTTTTGCCCAATCTTGCTCACTACCCGTTCCCAAAATAGTTCCTGAAACAACTGCCGTACTTCCAGACACAATGCCAATAGAGTTGTTACTTCCTAAATATGTTTTAGGGTCTACTGGATTGTTTTTTCCTTTACGAACTTCGTAGTGAAGGTGTGGTCCGCTAACGTTTCCTGTAGAGCCAGATTTTCCAATAGATTGACCAGCGGCAACAGTGTCCCCTACCTGCACAGACTTGGCGCTTAAGTGTGCATAAATACTCTGATAGCCATCTTCTTGTTGAATCTGTACGTAAATTCCATAATCTTTTCCAAGATTTTCGTCTATAACTGTTCCCGCACGAACAGCCACAACGTTAGTTCCTTCAGGAACGGGATAATCTAAACCTGTGTGGCTATTGCTGGATGATGTATTCCAAATACCAGAAGCATCTTTAGCACCATAACCGTATGAAGGAGATACTCCAGGAACTGGGGATGTTGGCAAAGAAGTTGTTCCTGTAGAACTTCCCCCACCATGTGGACCGAATGAAGCTCCAAAACCTGAGCTTGCTCCACCGTTAAAGAACCCTGCAATTCCTCCAGCAACAGCGCCAATAGCGGCGCCAATTGGTGCGGACGCTCCAAATGTAAATGGAGCTAAAGCTGAACCTATACCTAAACCAATACCAGCTCCCGCAGTTGCTCCAAGGCCAATTCCCGTAAGTTTAGATGCCGTTTGGCTATGAACTCCTACGCTATTAAGAACTTTTGTATTAGTTTGAGATACTTGTCGTCCAGCCAATGTTCCGCCAAGACCAGCAACTCCAGCCGTTGCTCCTAAGCCCATTCCAGCAGCTGCGGCTGTTGCTCCAGTAACTCCTCCTTCAACTCCCAGCATTCCCCCCAATGCACTGCCGCCAGTTCCACTCAACAAGCTAATGGCTCTCAAGGCAACAACAGCATCAAGAATAGACTTGATACCAGCGGTTAAGGCAGCGCTAAAAGAAGCAATTCCTGAACCTATGTTAGAACCCGCAATTCCTTGCAGCTCTCCCTTTAACTGAAAGAAAGAATTTGGAAGACCCGACATAGCTTTGTTAAGATTTGTTACAACAGTTGCTGCTTTTGCAAACCCATCAAGCATTGGTTGTTCTGCACGTAGTTGCAAGTCTGTTTGCGACGCTGTAATTTGCTGAGATGCTGCTGCTGGGTTTGCTGACCCCGACTGTGATGCTAGGTCAGGGTTTTGACCAGACGCAATCATCTTAAACTGTTGAGCTAAGATTTGCTGTTGGTCAGATGAGAACCCCATGTTTTGCAAAGATGCGCCCGCAGTTCCGTACTGCAAGTTTGCAGACACTTGAGCTGCACTTAGCTTTTGATTTCCAAAGAAATACTTGTACAAGTCTGTAGCAATTGCGCCCTGTGAGCGAGGATTGCCTTTAGCGTCAAACTGAGCAATACCGTACTGATACAGATTGGCTCCCATAGAGCCTGTTTGAAATCCACCAATGGCTTGAGCAGCGGTGGCGTTGTTCATATTCAGGTAGCGAGCAGCACCACCTACTTCACTCATTGTCTGCAGGTAGGCGTTGCTTCCAGCAGAGTAGTTGTATCCTTGAGTAAGCTGTGCTGCAGCTGCAGCCATGTCTGTAGGACTGGTAACTCCTCGACCGAAGCTGCCATTCATGGCATTCATGGTTGAACGTTCTAACGTACTACGGTTTACTCCAGTTGTAATGGCAGCGCCATAAAACCCAGCAGCAGTAGAGGTAACTGTTCCCAAGTCTGGAGCAGCGGCGTACATGCCTGCGGGAAATGCCGCAAGAACAGAGCCAGCTCCAAGAGCCGCAGTACCGTATGCCTGACCCTTGGTCATTGTAGGCATTGTTGGCATGCGTGGAACGCTTGCGTTTGCCTGTTGTGCTGCAGATGTTGCTAACGCACCCTGAAGTTTGTTGCCTTCTGTTCCAGCAGTGGGGATGCTTGCACCATCAGTACCCAGCCCCATCGTGGTTCCACGACCAAGTTGCATTTGACCAAATGAAGAGACAACGCCCTTCATGCGTCCAAGAGCCTTGGAACCTACGGTATCGATTTTCTCCAGAAGAGTTTCGATACTTTGCAGTTCACCTTTGGCGCCGCCCAGGAGTTTAGACAGGCCTTTGATGCTGCTGGAAAAATCAGCCATCTGCTGACACACTCCTTCCGTACTGCGCCTTGGCTAGTTCTAGCCAGTTCTCACGCTCTCGTGGTGACATTTGCTTAATCTCGGTTAACGTCCATCCGCTATGTAAGTCTGAAATGGCTGCCCATTCCGCAAAGAGTCTTACATAGGATGCTAAGTTAGAGGCGAAACAGATTTCCCAAATTAATGGAAACTGTTACCTCACTTTCGCAATCAGGACACGTAACGGTTAAATCATCAAATTGTGGTCCAGGGGCTCGGTTGTTAATCTCTTCTACAATCAACTTGCGGTCCGCAATTCCCAAGTTTTGTACCTGCATCTTGCTGTAAACAGGATTGCCGTTAATTTTGGTAACAGAGTTCTCTAGCAAAAGGGTATTAAGTTCTGGGACTGTTTTATCCGCATTGTTAATGAGTTCTTTTTGAGTGACTCCTGTAGGAAGCTGAACAGTGATTTCGCCAACCTTGCCTTGAACCGTAAAGACACGGTCGTTGATAGGGTCAGCAAGCACTTTGGTTTTGATGTCAGTATTGACATCAACTTCTACAGTCTTCGCTTCACCGCATCCCTGGCAAAAGATAGCCAAGTCAGTGGTGCTTCCAAAAGTAGTCTTGAGAATACCCAAGAGCAAAGCATCACGGTCTCCCGCAAGCATGCTGTCAAGAATCTTCTCTGTTACCTTTTGGTCTCCAACCTTGATGGTTCCTCGTTGAAGCATGGTCAAGAAAGCTTTGCCAATGTTGTTGGTCTTAGCAATTGCTTCTTCATCAGCTCCATTAAGTTCCCGAACCTCAGCGGTGCGGATAAGCTCCCCAGTGGGTGTGATGTACCCACCAGGAAGCTCAACCACATTATCCAAGGGAGGTTGGATAGTAGGATTAATTTCAGGAAGGTCTTCTTCCTGTGTTGCCTTTTTAAGCAGGTCGTTTGCCAATGCGGGGTTAGCCGCTGCACTAATGGTGTTCGTCATGTTATTCCTTTGTTAGATTAGAATGCTGGTGCGCTTGTAAAGACGGTTGTTCCACTTGAGGTGGAGGTTGTTCCCCAGTTAAGGTCAAAGCCTTCATGGACAAGAGACATCTGCTCTACAAAGAGAGCGTTGTCGCCAGCGTTGAGGTCAGAGTACGCAACAGAGGTAGGCCATGCGTTGTAAACCATAAAACGCATTGCTACTTCGTCTGTACCAACAGACGCAGCTGTTGGGTTTGAAGTAGCGGTTCCACCGTTGAGGACGTCTGCGCCCAATGAGGTGATTGGGTGGTTAAGTACCTGGATTTCGATATCACAACGGAAGTCGCTACCCAAAGCCAAAGTGCTGCCACCAGCTTGTACGGTTGCGAACAGCTGCTTCATCCAATCCCAGTTCTGACGGCTTCCAAGGATGACGCCACGTTGCAACATCAAAGGAGCAAAAGTGGTCTGTCCTGGAATCTGGTGAACTGTGGTGTTGTATCCACCTTCACGGTAAGGAATAGAGTCTGTTGTTACAGCCATTCCTGATACCGAGGTAAAGCCCATAGGGACGGTGGTTACAGACGTGGTTGCAGAACTTGCACTGTCGTGGAAGTTAAAGTTAACCAAGAACCGAAAGTTACGTACTGGGTCTGTGGCTAACGTTGAGCGGTTGTTCTTAATTGTTGCCATGTGTGTATATCTCCCTTAGATTAGTTCAGCGTCTTTTGGCTGAGGTCGATGACGATGAACTCTGCTGGATATTGAAGCGCCACACCAACTTGGATATTGATTTGTCCATTTTGGATAGATGCTGCAGTGTTGTTGGTTCCATCGCAAACAATGAAGTATGCCTGAGCGCTATTGGCGCCACGCAAACCACCTTGGTTACGGTACTGGTTCAAGAACACGTCGAGAACGGTACGAATGCGTTGCCACAAGATTTCGTCGTTGTTCTCAAAGATAGCAAACTCTGTCAATGACTTGAGCTGCTTCTTGATGTAAATCAAGGAACGGCGCATGTTGACATACTTGTTTGCTGTGCCATCTTGCTTCAAAGTACGAGCGCCCATAACAGAAAGGCCAGCACCTGGAACTTGACGGATAGGGTTAACTGGAGAAGTACCAGAGTTAAGGCTGTCTAGCTCTGCAGACGAGAAGGACTTCTCGGTTGCAATGATTCCCTGCAAAGGCAAGTTAATTCCTGCAGGAGCCTTGAAAACACCCTTAGTTGCATCTGTACCCAAGTACAAACCAGCAACAGCACCCGATGGGCCAACCTTGCGAAGAGCTTGATTGCTGCGACCAATTGGGTCAGTGATGTAAAGGTGTGGGAAGTAGACAGCAGCGTTGCTTGATGAAGTCAATCCTGCTGCATAGGTAATTGCGTTTGCAGTGGTTTCATTTTCAGGGGTCTCAACGACAACAAAGCCGTCGTTAGCCTCTGCCCATGAAATAGCTGCCGAGTAGATGCCAGAAACTCCAGAGTTAATGTAAGAGTTGATATTTGGCAAGAAGAGAACAAAAGCACGGTCAAATGAGGTGAACTCCTCAAAGACAGATGTGCTTCCGCCATTGTAAGCGGTGTAGTCTGTAGATGAGATGTTTCCACCGTCAGAACCACCAGTCAATGGATATACAGTAGCAACAGGAACTCCTGATGCTGTTGCACTGATAGTGATGTTAGGGGAAACGATGTTCACAACAGTTGGAGCGTAGTCGCTTGAGGTAGAGTCGTTAAAGACAACGTTTTCATAACGCTCAAGAAGAACGTCATTGGTGACGTCCATAGCGGTGCCTGCAACGCCTTCCTTGTAAACATTGAGAGTGTAGGTGCTGCTGACAGTACCTGTCTCAACAGTGACACGAAGGTTGTTGCCATCAGCTCCACGGTTCTTAGCTGTGATGGTTGCAACAGAAGTGCTTCCTGAAGTCATGAGCTGAATGCTTGCAGCAGCTGCATCGCTGTGAAGGATGCGCTTAACAAAGAGTTCACGTCCACCATTAGAGAAGAACTGAGCTACTCCAAAGGTTGCTGGGAATGCGGCATTGTATCCACCAAAACGAGTGGCGAACTCATACCATGATGTCACACGAGTGACGGCTTCTGGGCCTTGTGCAAAAGGTGCAGCAACGGCGCCAGCAGCATTAGCAATTCCTACCGCTGTAATAGGGGCAGAAAGAAGTGTTTCGGTGATGTACACACCTGGGCGGCTATAAGCCATTTTTTCTCCTTAACTAGTTGGGGTGGGTTCCGAGTTATCTCGTTATAGTGAACGAATCAACGGCTGTAAACGGTGGCTGTGTTTGTCCTTGAACAAACGTGCCTTCCGTGCCTGTAACAACGACTTCGAGCGCCTTATATGCGGACTTGTAAAGTTCGGGCGCAATCTCGCTAGAGACTCGCACCGTGAAAGAGTTTACGAATAAACGCTTTCCTTGTTCTGTGACGTCACGCTTTGCGATGTCCAGAACGTCGATACGACGAATAGTTCCTTGAGAAGTATTGTCGTCGACCTCCAGTACGGCGAACCGCAATGGAATCTTGTTGTACATAATCTGCGCCAATAGCTCACGGTCGTGCCGTGGTTGACGGGCATATGTAGTGATTTGGTAATCGATGTTTACTGGAATAGGCCAGTGGATATACCAATCATTTGTTGCAGAATCATAGCTAGAACCATCA